ACCAATGGACTTCGGAAGACCCCACCAATGTCGCCATCGAGTCCGATGGGATCACCGCCCAGCAAAAGCTCGAAAAGCTCCAAGCTGCCGGGAATGTCGCACAGATTGAGGAACTCCACCGCCGCATCGCGACCTCTCAATACAGGGACACGCCCTACGACCAGATCAACATCCTCGGAGAGGCGACCGTCGAAGACCTCGGAGAAATGGTTTTCCGTGGCGTCGTCACGCTCAACCAAAACAGCCGCCCCGAAGATGCCCGCGAAGAGATTCACCATGTCGCCGTCCGCAAGGCGCTGATGAAAGGCTCGGTCACGCTCGACACCCTGCGCGGCTGGCTCGATGCCACCGAGACCGCTCTTCCAGACAAGTTCCCCGACCTCATCCGCGAAAACGAAAATGACATTGTCGAGTCCCTTGCGCGTGTCCAACGCGCCTACGAGGACGGAACAATCAACGCCGAGGAAGAAACAAGCCTCCCAGCATCCTTTGTGAACTACATCAAACAAATGCTGAAAGCCTTCAAAGAAGTTCTCCAGCGAGCAGTCGCCCTCCGCAGTGCCTTTAAAGACGGCATCCTTCCATCCGGATACGAGACCTTCCTCGCAGACTCCGTTGGCCTCAACCAGCAGGCGCGTGTCGATACCGCAAGCAACAGGGTCAGCAAAGACATCATCACCGATGGCGGTCAGATGCTCATGGACTTCTCCATCGGCTCCCGAACCAACGCTGTTTCGACTGATACCAACTATAGCATTGGGAAAACAAATCGCGCTGAAGAAATGTTTACTCCTGTTTCTTCCAGTTCTGATGTCAAGGGGTTGAGAGCGGATAAAAACGCTTGGGTTGATGGTGGGTATACATTGGAGGGAGCAGACTCTTTGGTTGCTAAATACTATAAGCCAGAGCGTTATTCTAAACTTCCAAAAGATGCTATATTAGTTCCTGTTCCATCTACAAGTGGTCGTAACATTTTGCCGGAACGATTGGCAGCTTCAATTGCTAAAAACTTTGGTCAGCCAATTTCGTTTGACGAACTGGCTGTAAACACAGCCACAAAACAAAGTAAACACAAACTTGATTTTTGGCAAAAATTGGAAGACCCAGTTCAATACGAGCCTGTTTTTGAAAATATTGCAAAATTGCGGGCAATGGGCCGTCCGATTATTATTGTTGAAGATGTTCACAATACTGGGGAAAGTTGGATGGAATTTGCAAGAGTTCTAAGGAATGCGGGAATTGATGTGCAAGGAGTAGCTACATTGGCAACAACCGATGCACGAATTACATCACCACGCGACATTGAGCGCATTAGTCAAAAGGTATCAAGTGCTACTAACAGACCACTTGACGAAGTCCTGCCTTTGATGCAGACTTTACTCAGTGCGACCTACAAGCAATTCTTCAACAAAGCAGAGCAAGCTGTCAGCCGATCCCCAAAAGATAGTGGACGACTTGTCGCACTTGCCGAAGGCCGAGCGAGTTCAATTGCGAAGTCAAATGAACCAGGAACGGCTTCAGAAAATGCGTCAACTCGCGGAGCAAGAGGGATTGCGAGTAGTTTAAGTTCAGACACTGGCAAAAAAGACAAAGAAGTAGTCGTCGATCCAGACGAGACGACAGACCCCGGCACTCCTGCTCCAGATACTGGAGTTGAAATCCTCAACCCAGATCGCGAAGGAGAGGACATCCCGTGGGGTCCGACCAATTATTCAATTGGGCCACGATCATTGCCGGAAGTTTTTCCGACAATAGACAAAAAACTTTTCAACAAGATCAAGAAGGAGACATCGACAATTGCGGCAATCCACATCGACCGCATGAAGGTCGGTGAGCTTATGGGGATACCATTGCAAGGCGGAATGTTTTACCCGTCCATTGTTGAGAATTTAAAAGCCGGAGTGGTGTGGGCGTTTAATGCTCCAAATGTGGCAAGGACGGTCGCCCGACGAGCTGCCGCCAATGGTGGATATGTGAAATTAGTCCTCATGCAGGAAGGCAATGTCATTGGCAATAAAACCTTCACCCATGTTTGGTTTGAAAACCTCAAAAAAAACATCAGTGATGGATTGATCACAGAGGATGCCGCTCTTGCAGAACTCAACCGAGTCCGCGAGATGTTTGCCAATCACGAAAACTCAAAACTCAACACTGGGCATGAAACAAAGTGGACGACACTTGAGCAGGCAAAAGACGCAATCATCTCCTTGCCACAACAAAAGCGGGCATCGACTTACTTTAAAAAGACCAAGACGGTAACCGTAGGCGATGGAGAAAAAATAGCTTATCAGCAACTTCTTTCCAAAAAGAACACAAAGAAGGGCATGCCAGATGCCATAACATTGGTTGAGCAAATGGAGGAGCCTGCCTTCAAGGGAATGCCAAAAGGAGCTATTGTTGGAATCATTAAAATTGATCCAATTAAAGATTCGGACCCAATTCTCACAGGCGCTCAAGCAGGAGTTCCTACCCACCTTTCATACGATTATGTTTTGAAAGGAAAGCCGGTCGCAAAAATGAAAAAAATCACGGTTCTGGATGATGCATTCCCAGACACCAAAGATTTGATTCTTACACAGCAAAACACCGACTTCCCGCTTACTGAAGCAATCAACTACTCCATAGCCAGCCAGTCCGAGATCGACCGGGTGAACAAGGCGCTCGGCGGCATGAACCGAGGCCCGGACGAGAGGCTCAAAGTCTACCAGCGGGCCAAGCAGAAATTTTCCAAGCTCATGGCGTGGAATTCGGACGAACTCGCTGCGATGGCCGACACCGGCTCCGACGACTCGCAAATCCGCCGCACGCAAATCCTTCAAGGTCTCGGCGAACTCGACGGCATCATGTCTGTCCTCCCGCCCGAAGTGCGCGGTAGGGTGGGGGGCTACACCAAGCTCGCCGGAATTGCTCCCATGGATGTCCTCAAAGACGGGGTCAAGGTCTCCGAGGTCAGCGGCATGAACGGCGCAATCATCAGCGCATGGATGCGCGAGGGCCAAAACATTGGGCAGGCAGGCAAGCAGGTTTCCCTGCCACCAGGCTACGAAGCAACCGAGAACCTCTCCACCAAGCGGGCCGACAAGGCCATTGCCGACTTCTTCCGCGACCGCATCAAGAAGATCGACACCGAACTCGAAAAGGTGCTGGTGCGCGAATACACCGAGGCCATCACCAAGGCCGTGAAGCAATCCCGCCCGAAGGCCGGTGACAACGGAGTCCGCAAGTCCACGCTCGGAGCCGAGACGCAGAAGTTCGCCGACATGGTCCAACGCGCCACACTCCTCGACGACGAGGCCACACCCAAGCGCATGGCTGAGATTGAGGCCGCGCTGGCCAACCCGGATGCCACCGCCGAGGACATCTCCGCGCTCTCCGAGGAGTGGTCGATCCTCAACACCTTTGGCGACCTCGACAACCGCTCCTCCGAGACGCTCGCGCAGGGACTCGACTGGCTCAAAGGCCAACTGCAAATGGGTCGCGAAGCATGGCGCATCAAGGAGCAGGCCCGCATCGACGAGCAGAGGGCGCGTGCCGCAGCGACCATCGAATGGCTCGGTAAAGGCACAGCCAAAAAACGCTTCGCCGACAAGGGACTCATGCAACGCATCGCCGAGGTCGGGAACAATTACCTCCTCGACCACGCCAGCTTTGAGCAGTTCGTCACCGCCATGCTCCCGCCGGAGATCGCCGCGAACTTCTCAGAGCGCCTCCGCAAGGCCGACATGGCCGCGCAATCCTCGGAAATCCGCGATGGCAAAGGCATCCTCGATGCCGTTCGGGAAGGCGCGAAAGCCGCCAACATGTCCGCAGGCGATGCCATGCTCTGGCTCAAGGGAGATCAGAAAAATGCGGTCGCCTACCTTGAAGGCCGCAAGGTGAAGGACGAGCGCATCGCCATCGACCTTGCTCAAAAGATCGTCACCGGCGAGGCCGACCGCAGCAAGCTCACCGACGCCGATATCGAGACGCTCCGCAACGAACTAGCCGCACTCCCGGCAGACACGCAAAAAGAATATGTCACGATCAAGCGGGTCATCTTCCGTGGCGAGGATGTGAAGCTCGACATGTCCCGCGCCAAGGCCATCCAACTCCTGCTCTCATGGAACCAGCCGGATGTCCAAATCAAGATGCGAAAAGAAGGATGGACCGATGAAAGCGCAGCCGACCTCAAGGCGCTCGTCAACGACCCTGTCTCACGCTCCGTCATCAACTACCTGCAAAGCCTCTATGGCAAAGGCGCAGGCATCGTGAATCCGGTCTACTCACGCATGTTCGGAATGACCATGCCACAGGTCAAAAACTACGCGCCCACCCGGTTCCTCAACGCCAAAGACTCAAAGGACATCGGCCTCGATGGGTCGCCCACAGCTACCGGCACGACTCCAAGTTTTGCCAAATCCCGTGTCACCCACTCGGCAAAGATTGCTCCGGAAGACGCTCTCACCGTGGCGCAGGGCCACATCGCCCAACAAGCGCACTGGGTCCACTTCGCCGAACTCGCCCGCGAATTCCGCGCACTGCTCTCCTCCCCGGATGTCCGCGAATCCCTCAAGCAAGCGCACGGAGATGCCGTATTGAAAAGCGCCGAACTCTGGGCAGACCAACTGGAGCAACGAGGAGGCAACAAGGCCCGCGAATCCGCATGGCTCAACAATGTCATCGGCACAGCCATCTCCGGCAAAGCAGTCGCATCTCTCGGATTCAACCTCAAGACGCTCGCCATGCAGCTTGAGAACACAATCCGCTTCGGCCTTTCGCTCGACATGAAGCAGATCGCCTCGGCGCTCTCACAACCCGGCAACATCATCGAAGACATCCAGACCGTCTGGGAATCCGATGCCATCCAGAACCGACTCCAAGGAGGCGCAACTGCCGAGGCGCGTTTCCTCTTTTCCCGCTATGCCGGGAAACCAAACTTCGCCGCAAAGATCGCCGAGGCATCGATGACTCCGATTAACTGGCTCGACTCCGCAGGGACTTCGATCTCCTCGGCCATCGTCTACCGGGCCAACCTCAATGACGCCATCGCCGCAGGCATGCCGGAGAACCTCGCCAAGCAAGCCGCACTCAATGCCGCCAGCGAGGCCATCTACCGCTTCGCGCAGCCGGTCAGCTTCGGCCAGAAAAGCATCATGGAAAACAACGGAAATGTTTTTGCAAAAACCTTCTTCCTTTTCATGTCCGACCCGCGCCTCAAGACCGCCATCCTCGCCGATGCCGCTCGCGGGCTGGCCACCGGGCGAGGCAAAGCCAGCGAACACATCCGCCGCATCGTCGCCGTGGAACTCATGGCGCTCGTCTCCCATGTCATCTCCAGCGCATTCAAAGATGCCTTCTCGGATGACGACGACGAGGAAATCTGGGGCATCGGCGGATTTGCAAAAGCCATGCTCCTCGCCCCATTCCAAGGATTTTTCTTCGCAGGATCAGTGGCAGAGGTCGCCCTCTCCAAGCTGACCGGCCAAGGGTATTTCACCTCGTCGCAGAACCCGCTCCTCAACACCGCCGAGTCAGCAATCCGCGCCGGGTCAAATCTCGATGACGCCTTCAACTTCAGCGAACCAGACGCCATGCTCAAAGAGTGGAACAACATCTTCCGCTCGATGGCAGTCACGCCAACCATGGCCGCGCCAGCCGTCCTCCTCAACATGGTCAAGCCGGTCGTCGGCGCATACCAAAACGCCTTTACCGAAGATTGACAACTCACCTGTTTTGACTGATACCATCTACAACATGAAACCACTCAACTACCTCCTCGACAGGCTCAACGAAAACTCCACATGGAGGGGCATCCTGCTTGTCCTTACAGCCCTCGGCGTGTCGCTCTCGCCATCCCACCAAGAAGCCATCGTCGCAGCGGGCCTCGGCCTCGTCGGCGCGGTCAACATCTTCCGCAAAGGATGACGCCACGCCGGATCGCCGCAGGACTGATCGTCGTAGCCTTTGTGGCGCTGGCATTCCTCACCTCCTGCGTCAGCGTTCCGGTCCCTCCATTCGGTGATCGCCGAGGCGAACTCGGCAACCTGCAAGTCAGCGTGTCGGTGAAATACATCCCGCTCACCAACCCCGAACTCCCCGGAGACAGCAACCTCACCCACGCCTGGTCGAAATTCGGCGAGGCAAAAGCCCTCAAAGACAAATGACCAAGCTCCTCGCCGAAATCGCCGCCTCACAAATCGGAGTCCGCGAGGAAGGCGGGAACAACAACGGATCGCAAATCCGCGATTACCAAAAGGCCACCGACCTCAAGCCCGCCTCATGGCCATGGTGCGCGGCCTTCGTGGACTGGGTAATCTCCGAGTGGCTCGACCACCCCGGCGTCCGCGACTGGCTCAACCTCCAATCCTCCACGCCGGAGAACTGGCGACCAAAAACGGCGCTCGCCTATGGGTTCCTCGGATGGGCCAAAGCCCGCCCGAAGACCGCCATCATCCTCCACGACCGTGAACTCGCCCGACCCGGCGACATCGTCGTCTTCGACTTCTCTCATGTAGGAATCGTTGAGTCTGATTCCGGCCACCAGATCATTACCATCGAGGGAAACACCAACGGGCGAGGGGAGAGGGACTCAGAATCCGGAGACGGAGTCTGGCGCAAGGCCCGCCAAAAAACCATCGCTCGGAACTTCATCCGAATCCGCCCCGCCGTGCCACAAGCTGCCACAAGCTAACGCAAGTCGTTATCTATTAAGCACCCTTAGTTCGACTCAAAATCGCGTTCCGCAAGGAGTGTCGGTTCGATCCCGACCGCCGGTAAACTCATAAGAGAAAGCCCGCAGAGACCCATCAAAAGAGGCTCTGCGGGTTTTTCGTGTCTGGACTTTGTGGGACTCGTTTTTACTTGATTGGACAAATAAAGGTTGCGGAGATGCCACAACTGCCACAAGGTTTGTCCAGTTATGTCTTATAGAGTTACAGAAGATCGCTCGCGGAGGACTTCGCCTTGGGTGCTGACCATACCAAAATCGGTAGCCGGTCGCAGGCTGCGGTATTTTTATGAGACTGAAGCGATGGCTTGGAGCGAGGGGCCGAGGGTGATTGAAAGACTCCAGAAGGGTGGGACGGATTCGCTGGTTTCTGTGGAGGGTCCGACGATGGAGCGGGCTGTGGCAATGTTTGTGGCGCTTTTTCAAGACAGGTCGAAGTCGCACAGGGAGAAGGTGCAGAAGGTCGGTAAGTGGCTTGCGAGGGATTTGCGGATGCCGCTCAAAGCTGTGACGCCGCTGGCTATGGTGCAGTGGTTCGCTGGTATCCCCGGATCGGAGACCCAGCGGGCAACGGTGTATCGTTATGTCCGGCTGTTTTTCAATTGGTGCGTGAAGATGGACCTGCTGGACAAGTCGCCGTTTCGGGCTGTGGACTGCCCAAGACCGAGGTCTCGAAAAGACATTCTGGATGCTGGTCAGATGCAGGCGCTGCTTGATGCGGAGATGAGTGATGAGATGAGGGCGTCGATCCTGCTGGGCGGATTTGCTGGCCTGCGGAGCATCGAGATTCAGCGGATGAACTGGGAGGACATCGATGTGAAAGCTGGGCAGATTTGGGTGAGGCCGGAAGTGTCGAAGCGGCATCACGGCATGATGGACCGGATCGTGGATTTCACCGAGCCGATGGTGCGAAGGAAAAAATTCTTCACCGGCAAGAAGGGTCGGATCGTGCCGGGGAGTGCGCGGGCGCATTACGAGGAGCGCAGGCGGCTGGCGGCGAAGCTGGGCTGGGATGGGTTCCCAGAGAACTCGCTCCGACATTCGTTCGCGACCTACCACTTGGCGCGGTGCAAGAGCGCACCTCTGACGGCTTTTCAGATGGGGCATTCCAGTCCCGCGATGGTGCAACGAGTCTACGCCGTTCCCGCTGCCAGAGCGTACGAGAAGGCGTGGTGGGAGATTTGACCTATGCCTTACGCGAACAAAAAAACGCAGAAGAAATTCATGGCTCGCCAATACACGAAAAAGTATGCGACCGATGACAAATTCAAAGAGGCCGAGGCTATGCGGAAAGCGGACTGGTATCAGCGGAATCGCGAGAAGGTGATTGCGCGGGTGCTGGAGAATCGGGCGAAGAAGGTCAAATAAATGCTAAAGCCATAAATAAGAGTAATTTCCCCCCCCCCCCCGCATTCCGAGTCTGTGGTGAGGTCGTGGATTTGAGCTACCCAGCCCGCCGGATACTCCCCTTCGTAGCCGTTGAGCGCAAAGTAACGGAACTCTCGGACGCTTGAAGGGTCTTGACACCAGCACGCTCTGGGGAGGCTGCTTTTCCCTGCATGGCTTTCACTGCGCGGACAACCAATCGAGAGACGCTCACATCCTCGCCGGACTCCTGCGTTTCGCGTTTTGATTCGGCCTTCAGCCACTCAAGCATATCGGGTGAAATCGACACGCTGACTTTGATTTTGTTGGCGCTCATATACTCCAAAGTAGCATTTTTTACTACCAAGGCAAAAATATTTTTTCGCCCGCAAACTCAATGCCCATGCGGATGTCAAGATAAAAGTAGAGGGTAGGTGATCACCTTATTGAAAAAACTTTGAAAATTTTATTGCCACCTCTTGCTACTTCTTACTACCAATTGCTCCATGCAAAACGCATATCGCAAAACAAGCATCAGCATCCCAAAGGATGTTCTGGCCTATCTCAAGGCTCAGTCCCGTCGAGAGGATGGGATGCCAGTATCGCGACTCATTTCCCGCGCTGTTCGTCAAATGATGGAGGCCAAGAAAAAATGAGCGACGACATCACAACCACCGAGGCAGCGACCCTTTTGGGTGTCAGCAAAAAGACGGTCTACCGGCTACTCGATGCCGGAACCATTGAGGCGAGCAAGCCATTCGGCAACCGAGTCGGCCATCGCATATCGAGGGCCGTTTTGGAGAACTGGTATCGCCTCCGCATAATTAAAACGACGAACCGCAGGAGGGGCAAATGAACCACCAAGAAACCCTTTGGCTTTTGCAGTCGTGCATCGAGGCGGTCAAGGCGCTGGGGCCGGTGGCGGTGCTGCTGGCAATCACATGGGCTTGGACGGAGGGAGCGAAGTGAGCGCGGAATTCGCCATCGCTCTCGCCGTTCTGACGCTCGGCTCCTGCTACGCCTCCTACCGGCTGGGACAGGCGGACATCCTTTCAAGATTTCGTCGGCATGACGAACGCAGACGCCGCTGGGAAGAATTTGAGGACTGATCGTCCTCACCACAAGAAAAGCGCCCCGAAGGACGGCAATCCAACGGGGCAAAGTTAAACCACAAGAAAAGCAGTAATAACAAATGAACACTACGCAACTGACTACACAAGTCAACACACAAGTCGCCCTCGGCGACATGCAGGTGATGGCCTCGGCCATCGTGAAATCGGGTCTCTTCGGCATGAAAACACCAGACCAGGCACTGGCGCTGATGATCGTGGCGACCGCCGAAGGGCGTCACCCCGGATCGGTGGCCAGCGACTACCACATCATCCAAGGCCGCGCCTCGCTGAAGGCGGATTCGATGCTGGCGCGTTTCCAGCAATCGGGCGGGCGTGTCGAGTGGCACGACCACACGAACGAGAAGGTGTCGGCAACATTCAGCCACCCTGCGGGCGGATCTCTCCGCATCGACTGGGACATGCCGCGAGCCAAGGCGGCTGGGCTGGGCGGCAAGGACAACTGGCGCTCGTATCCCCGGCAGATGCTGCGGGCGCGGGTGATCTCGGAAGGCGTCCGGGCGACATTCCCTGCGGTTCTCAATGGGATGTATACACCCGAAGAGGTCGGCGAATTCGACGCGGCTCGCCCTGTGCGGGCGGTCAAGGTGGAACCGGTCGTGGAAGTGAAGGCCGAACCAGTGGTCGAGCCTGTTGCAGTTCCTGCGACTGAAACGAAGGCCATCGAGGCCGAAGTGGTATCAATTGATACCGCAGCCGAGGAGCCGGAATGGGCGGTCACGCTGGAGAAGCGCATTTTCGAGCATGAGGCAAAGGTCAACGCCTTCCTCATTGCCAAAGGCCAGATCGCCGAGGGGCAGACCTTCCGCGACATCTCGGACGAGGGCTACCGCAACCGTATTCTCTCATCGACTCCACGCTTCCTCGAAACCGTTTTGAAGGAGGTCAAATAATGAGCGCCACGATTCGCCATTCCTCGCTGCCCAAGCTGGCGCAGTGCGCGAAATATGAATCCAACCCCGTGGCAGGACCGCATGCGGAGCGGGGAACCCGCCTTGATGCGGCGTTCCGGGCGTTCCTCATGGGTGAACCTGTGCCGGTGGAGCTATCCACCGAGGAGCAGGAGAATGTGATGTGGGCTGTGGACACGGTGCGCGATCTGGCGGACGGAGGCGAGATCGAGGCTGATGAGGTTAACCTAAAGGTGAACACTCCGGGTCTCTCCCATGTCGGCACGGAGGATGCCCGCTGCGAGAACGAGAACATGAGTTTCGACCTAAAGTCGGGACAGATTCGCTCCTACTACGAGCAGATGGCGGCGTATGCGCTGGGCAACCTGGAGCGGCAGTTCTACGAGCATTTCGACCCGCAGAGGCTGGAGGAATCGACTTGGACCTGCTGCCTGCTTTTCTGCGACCAGCGGGAGTTCACCCGCATCGAGTTCAGCTACGCGACCGCGAAGGCCGTGGTGGACGGGGTGCTGGAGGCTGTGAACGATCCGAATGCCGTGGCGACTCCGTGTCAATACTGCTCATGGTGTGTGAAGGCGGACACATGCCATGCCCGCACGGGGCCGATTGTGGAAACGCTGGCGGTGGTGGAATCCCAACCGACTGGTGTCTCACTGGAGGCGCTCAAGGCTGGGTTGCTGGCAGACCCGGAGAGGCTGGGGGCGTTCCTCACGACGAACGCCATCTTTGAGGATTTCGTGGATGATCTCAAAACGAAGGCCAAGGCGCTGATGAAGACAACGGCAGTTCCGGGGTGGAAGCTCCAAGAGGAGGCCGGTCGCGAGCATTTCGACCGGATCGCCATCGTCAGTGCGGCGGTGACCGGCAAGTCGGGCCTCGATGATCTCGTTGCCAACTGCGGTGGCAAGATGACCGGCACGAAGTTCCGCGAATGGTGCGCGAAGATGGGTGTGCCGGTGCAGGAGAAGCAGGCCATCGTCGGCAAGGACATCGTGAAGCTGGTCGCCGACAACAAGAAAGTGAGGAAGGCGAAATGAGTAATAGCTTCGACGATTGGGAATTGAGAGGCGGGGATGTGACCGAGTCAAAATTGGTTTCGATGACCGCGCAAGAATTAGACGAGTGGAAACTTGGGCTGCTTACAAGCGCAAACGATCTTGTTGAACTTCTCAACAAAGAGGTTTTGCAATTGAAGGAGGAGAAGAAGGCTCTGCAAAAGAAAATCTTGGATGCCAAGATAAGAGAAACAGAGTCGATCCTTCAATCAGCCGAAAATAGTAAACTGCTCGCATTTATTGGACGAGATCGCGAAGGCGAATCTTTTCTCAATTTTATGCGCCAAATCGAACTGCGCGAAAAACTTGGTCTATTCAAGGAGGACAATAAATGACCGGCGCTGATCTCCAAACCGTCATGGACTTGTTTGAGACCACCCGTGAGGACTACCTCGCCGAGGCGCGGCTCGCAGCGGAATCCCTTGCCAATGAGAAGGGCGTCATCACGGTCAACGATGTCCGGGAGGTCTGTCCACCTCCCGCGAACATCGATCCGCGAGTGATGGGTGCGATCTTCATGTCAAAGTGCTGGCAGAAGGTGGGCTACATGTCGTCCAGTCGCGCTCACATGAGGCCGATTGCTATGTTTGAAAGGAAGGCAATAGCGTGAGGTGGCTCAATATCGAGATCGCAAACCTCCGATCCCCGGCGTTTGTCGGGGCGGAACCGGTCGAGCGGGCGACATGGTTGTCCCTTCTTGCTTACTGCTCCGACCAAGAAAACGGCGGCGTCATCAAAGGTTGCCGTGAGTGGAAAGACCGGCAATGGCAGATGACCTGCGGAGTCTTGGCGAGCGAGGTTTCAGCACAAGCGCAACTTTGGGAGTGGCGCGGACGCGACCTACGCATTGCATTCTATCCTGTTGCGAAGGAAGCAGAGGTTCAAGCAAAACGAGAATTTGCTTCGCGTGGTGGTCGAGCAAGTGGTGAAGCACGCCGCGAAGCACAGCTTGAAGCACAGCTTCAACCACAAGGTGAAGCAGGTGGTTCACAGGATGGCGAAGCTGACTGCGAACGGAAAGGAAAGGAAAGGAATGTAATGGAAGGGAAAGAAAAGGAAGTAGGTCGCTCTGCTCCCCAACGATCCAATTCCTACCTGCTCGATGAGGAGTTCTGGTCTGAGATGCGGAGGCACTACCCCAACATCGATGTGGATGCGGAGTCTCGCAAAATGGATGCGTGGCTTCTCGCCCGCCCCGGTCGCAAGAAGACCCGGCAGTTTGTCATCAACTGGCTCAACAAAGCCGAACCGGCGCTCGCGCCAGCCAAGGTCGAGGAGGTGGAGCAATGGTAGCCACGGTCCAAGCCTGCGCGACTGAATCGTGCTTCAACTCAGTCACTGCTCCGAGCGAGGATTTCAGCCGCTACTTCCCGAATGTGCAAATCCTGTGCGACGAGTGCGACCTCAAGCACATCGAGAAGCTCCAACAGGAGCAGGCCATGGAAGAGCAGGAGAGGCGGCAGGAGGCGTTCAATGCCATCTGCCCTCCACTCTACCGCGAAAGCGACCCAAAACGCATTCCAGCGGCCTTCCTGCACGAAATTGGGGCATGGCAGTATAATCCGGTCGGAATCGGTCTCATCGGGCCTGCGGGCTGCGGCAAGACACGGGCGGCGTGGATGCTGCTCAAGCGTCTGCATTTTGAGAATTTGCGAGTCTTTGGCATCACCTCCACGGGATTCGCGAAAGCCTGCGCGGACCAGTGGCATGACAACAACCAGGCTAAGGCCATGGCCGAGGACACACTGACCCGCTGCCGCCGGACGAAGGTGCTGCTGCTCGATGACCTCGGCAAGCAGAAGATGACCGAGCGCAGCGAACTGGAACTCTTCGACCTGCTGGAACACCGATCCTCCCACGAACTGCCCATCATTTGGACGGCTAATGCCGCCAAGGGCGACCTCAGAAAAATGCTCTCGTCCGACAGGGGCGAGCCGATCCTCCGGCGGTTGTCGGAGTTCACAAACATCATCAACACATGAAAGTAAAACTAATTTTAATGCCCCGTTTTGCAAAGACTTGGGTTCATTTCGACCATCTTCTGGTGGATGCAGAAACAAACAAGGAATGCGGATATATGCGTTCTAAAGGTTCGTGGGGATATGAAGGCCAGCCATTTCCTTCTTTCCGGCATGACATTCCTATCAATTATATCGCAAGCGGAGACAAAAAAAAATGGAGGAAAAAACACCCGTATTGTTTTTGTGATAATGAAGTTAAAACTACAGACTTCAATAAAAGACATCTTGAAATTTATAGGGACAAACAATACGAGAGGCGTTCATTAGAATTTGTCGATGTCACCGTGCAGAACCCTGTTTACATAGACCCAAAAACAGCAACGGTTTGGATGTATCGTAAAACTGAAAAGGATATTTACTCAAAAAGGGCTTGGCTTTTTAAACAAATGCCTAATCCAGAGATAACTCCAATTTGGTTTATGGATAACAACTCGTTCTTCTGGAGGAAAAATAAAATGTGCGCGACGGCATTTTTATCCGGAGAACTTTTAAAAAAACTCTGCTCATGGCGTGATGACCCTCGCAAGTTTCTCTACGAAAAACCAAAAAAAGACAAGCAGTGCATTATTAAATCAGTAACCAGACAACTCAAGAAACTTATCAAAACTGTCAAACCTATATCAGAACAAACCAAAAATTTCTTCAAACTCGCAGGAGCCTTCAAACACCTAAAAACACAACAAAAATATGCAAATTGAAAATAAAAACCAAAAAATAACCGAATTCGTTGCCCTCATCACCCAAGGCATTGAGTGCTGGAATAAAGCCGGTGAAATCGTTGTTCAGCTTCTTGATGAACAGGAACTCACCATTTCCGATATCGCGCAAACTTCAGAGTTTCTGACCGAGGACATTGTGACCCGTTTTGAGCAACTGGGACGCAGACAACTTCTTCCTCGTTTGCTTGTCGCTGACTACCCGGCGGCGAAGCATCTTGTGCGGCTCCCATATAGCGAGCAAAAGCGGGCCGTGGAAAACTCGCTTGATCTACTTGTTTGTGAAGGCAAAGAAGCAAACATTCTGAAAGTCAGCGTGGAAAACCTGACCCCCACACAATGTAGGCAGGTTTTCGATGGCGACCAAGTTCGCTCCATTGGAGCGCAGCGGGCATGGATCGAGGATAGGCGAAGCATCGAAGAAATTCGCAAAACTTTAGAGCAGCCAGAATCGATTTACCAAGTGCGCGGGAAAAAGATTGTGATTCGCAGACCTTGCGAACTCACGGCAGGCCAACTCGCCGCAATGATTTCTGAAATAGAGGCAAAATAACAAAGTTTTGACTAATACCAATCTCCCGAACAACAACAACCAAACAACATGACAACACACGAACTCGCAGACAAACAAGAACGCTATGTATCCGCCCCCGGCAAATACACGGCGAAAGTGAAGCAACCCGGCAACGGGTGGCTGGGCACGACAACCAAAGGCTCGGATTTTATCCGCATCCCGCTTCTCATCGATGACCCGGAGAGCGACCAGCACGGACGGGAAATCGTCTGGCAGGGCTGGCTCTCGGAGAAGGCCGCAGAGCGCACGGCGAAGACGCTCGACGAGGCATTTGGGCGGGAGTGGGACATCCCAACGCTCAACGCTGGCAAAGCGCCATGGGTCGGCAAGCTCTGCCGGATCACCATCGAGGCCGAGGAGGGAGAGGACGGCAAGGTGCGTCTGAAGGTGCGATGGCTCAACCCCATGACCTCCTCGCAGCCGCTCCCGGCTGACCGGCTCACGACCCTCAACGAGCGCATCCTCGCCGCCCGCACCGCAACCCCAACCGATGACGAAATCTCGTTCTAATTGACGCAAAATCGCCCAAGGGGCCGCAGGAACTCAGTTCTGCGGCTCCGACCGGGAGGACCGCTGGTGGCTTTTGCTCTCAAGACAGGTTAAAGAAGCCTGCGACCGGTTCTGGGCGGCAACGCCAGAGCGCCGGGCAAACGAAAACGAAATAATTGGTAAAATGAAAACACCACAAACAGATGACCTCGCTCGCGGGAACCATGTTGTTCCTACAGAGTGGGCAGAGCAACTGGAGCGCGAGCGGGACGAGGCGCGGGAGATTTCAAAAGCGGCCAGCAAAGGCATTAGCAAAACGGCTCGCCTTAACCAATTTCTGCTCTCGGAACTCATCGCCGTTCGCAAGGAGCGCGACGAACTAAAGGAGATCGCCTCCGAGTTTGCGATGACTGCCAGTCACTGCCTCGGCTGGCATGAAAACAAAAACCCCAATCAAATCACCT